GGTCATAATATGAGTTATGTAGGAAACAAACCAGCGCAAACAACCATCCCTGTTGATGACTCTGTTACCACAGCAATGCTAAAGGATGATGCGGTTACTGCTGACAAGGTAGCCAATGCTATCAATACTTCTATTGCTGCCAACACCTCTAAGGTAACAAACGCCACACATACCGGAGATGTTACGGGAGCTACGGCTCTTACTATCGCTGCTGATGCAGTTGATATCGCTATGCTTAGTGCGACAGGTACGGCTTCTTCAAGTACATTTTTGAGAGGAGATAACGCTTGGGCTTCTGCTGGTGGGACTAATACCCCTGCTTTCTTTGCTTCTCTTGCAACATCCCAAACACTTTCAGATGACGTTGCCACTAAAATAACAATTGGTAATGAACGGGTTGCTAGTGATGATTATGACTCTACAACTAACTATAGGTTTACACCAACCACAGCGGGAACGTACTATATCTTTGCTACCTGTGTAGTAGAAAGAACGGCTTGGATGTACAGAGGTCAAATATATATAAAAAAGAATGGTTCTAGTTGGGTTGGGAATACAGGTCAAGGCAACGCCTCTTACCCACTAGGGAAAATATCACCTGTTGCTGTTGCTATGGACACTGCTAACGGAACAGGCGATTACTATGAAGTTTTTTATTGGGCGGATACTTACGATGGGAATGATGCCAATTGTTACGGGGATAATGAGGCGATGGTATTCACGTCCTTTGGCGCGTTTAAGTTACTAACATAATTATATCAAAAGGGATTGGGATAGTATGATTACAGCAAATGGTTTACGACAGTTAGGGTTTGAGTCTAGGGTAGACTTTGAACTACAAGATAATAGCGATGGTCAAGGAACGTTTATTGCTAACTGGATGAGCGCACAACCGCAACCATCCGTAGCAGACATAGAGGCTGCTGACGCTGAATGGCAGGCAAACTGGAACTCACAAGCATACGCTAGAAACAGAGCGCAAGCATACGCATCCACTGGCGACCAACTAGATATGCAATACTGGGATAGCGTCAACGACACAACTACATGGAAAGATCATGTAGCGTCTGTGAAGACACAATTTCCGAAGGGGTAGATTATGGGTATAGAAGCAGCAACGTACGTTAGTGGTTTAGTGGATTCTAATCCATTAGGATCAGACAATATATCTGAAGGTGATGAACATATACGTCTTATAAAGTCTGTTCTACAAAATACCTTTCCTGATGCCGATGCTGCGTTTACCTTGTATGCTTCGTCTGGTTTCTACGCAACAAAAGATTCTCAAACAGTGGGTAGTGGTAGTGAAACACTCATGACTTTTCCTACTGAGGTATTTGATATAAAAGGTGAGTATGATACTTCGACATCAAAGTTTACACCAACCACTGCTGGAAAATACCTTATACATTATACTATTTCAGCACAATCTCCTTCTTCAGCACTTTCGCAGTACGGAAAGGTACTGCAAGCTATTCTCTATACCAATGGTTCTAAAACTCATGAGTTGGGTGGCACTTTGCAACCATACGATGCAACGCTTACGGAAATTAGTTCTCAACTTACTGTAATAGTTGAAGCTAATGGGTCTGGTGACTATTATCAGCCCTATATGTATCAGAATACGACTCAAAATGTAGTGTGCGCTACAGGTGCATCTACACGATTTATGGCAATCAGGGTAGGGTAATGCCTTTAGTACCTGTTAATAATGTAGGTCAGATAGGTATAATACAGGATATTCCTCCTTATAACTTACCTGTTAATGCTTGGTCTGGTGGGAATAATGTTAGGTTCCTAGACAATGGTGTAAAGAAGGTAGCGGGTTATGAGGAGGTTATGTCTGGATTACCAGCATCTTTAGCCCCTTATTATCTACAGCCTTATAAAACTAATGCTGGGACTTACTATTGGATCGCCTATGGAGAAACAGATATTGCGGTGTATTCTTCTTCATGGATAGATGTTACTAGGCAAGTTGTTGGTACTCTTGATGGTGGTATAAATGATGCTGTTGCTACTATCTCATTAGTAGATGCTAGTGCTTTCCCTACAAGTGGTACTATAGCTTTAGGATCACAAGCTATTACTGATGGGGATTCGGATGCTTATGAAGAGATAGACTATTCAGGAAAATCTTCTAATGATTTGACAGGTTGTTCAAGAGGCGCTAATTCCACTACGGCAGCACCTCATACAACAGGCTCTATTGCTACTCCTATAGAAACTACAGCAACTGGTGATGATGATTATAATGCAACTTTAATACACAATAGGTGGCAAGCTACCAATTTAAATGGTCTTGTAGTAGCTACGAATGGTAACGATCCACCACAAGAGTGGCCTTTAAATGCAAGTGCAGTACCCGCAACAACTGTTCCATTTAGGACTCTTAGAAATTGGCCCGTTAATGATAAGTGTAAAGTTATAAGGGCTTTTAAAACTTTTCTTATTGGATTGAACTGGACAAGAGGTGCAATAGAGGAAACCAGACTAGTGAAGTGGTCTACTGGTGCTTCTTTTGGGGCTGTTCCTACATCATGGGATGAGGGTGATGCCACATTAGATGCTGGAGAATACCAATTAGCAGATACTCCGGGAGATATTATAGATGGTATGCCTTTCGGAGATTCATTTTTAATTTATAAGAATGATGCTATTTATATTATGAACTATGTAGGCACTCCTTACATATTCTCTTTTAAATTACTTAGCCCAACTATAGGTTGCTTAACTAAGAATGCTCTAGCGGAGTATGAGAATGGTCATTTCTTTATAGGTAACTCTGATTTCTATACTTGTAATGGTCAGCAAGTTACGCCACTTCTGCCTGATAAATTAAGAAGGACTGTGTTTGACAATCTTAATGGCGAGGACAATAACTATAAAAAATGCTTTGTAGCTGCCGATTATACACGAAATGAAATGCTTGCGTGTTATCCATCTGGAAGTGCTACCGAAGTAAACAAATGTGTTATATGGAATTGGAAAACTGGTACATTTAGTTTAAGAGATTTACCTGATACATCATCTATAAGATCGGGTATAGCCACACTTATTGCTGGGATAAGCTGGAATACTGTAACTGGAAGCTGGAACACTGGTTCCGGTGCTTGGGGAACTGGAAACTTTGATAATGTAGCTGAAAACCTTGTTTTTGCAGATGTCACAAATAAAAAATTATTTCGTGATAATGTAGGGCATCAGAATGATACTACTAATATGACATCCTATATAGAGCGGTCGGGGTATGACCTTGGTAACCCATCTGAAGTAAAGTTTGTATCGGCAGTTTATCCTGAGATGGAAGTTACTGGAGACAATTCTGTTAGCTTTTATGTAGGCTCTCAAATGTCTACTGAGGGAGCAATCGATTGGGGTAGTGCTATTAGCTTTAATCCCAATTCTCAATCTAAGGTTTCATGCAGGGCTACTGGAAAATTCTTTGGAGTAAAGATAGAGTCTACAGGAGACTTTGATTGGAAGCTACATAGTTTAGCTTTTGAGGTTCAGCCAAGAGGTAAGCGTGGTATAAGGATGCAGTAATGGCTAACGCCCCATCTAAGAATATAAAGAGTGTAAACAGGTGGAGTCCTAATCCAGCCCCTGTTACACCAGATCAACTACCAGATTATCTATTTTCTGAACTAAACAAACTAGGTGATGTAGTATTTAACTTAGATACTTTCAGACTTGAGCCTACATTTGTAGCACCTCCTAAAAAACGTGACGGTGATATAAGGTATGCTGATGGAACTAAATGGAACCCCGGAGGTACTGGAGAGGGGATTTACGCTTATTTTAACAACACATGGAATAAACTGTAGGGAGATATGTTATGAGAATGCCAATGGGAGGAATGATGGGCGGACCGCAAGGATTTGGAGGACCGCGAGGAGCGATTGGTGGACCCGGTGGAGGGTTTGGCGGTCAGCGTGGCCCGTACGATGAATGGGATGGTGGTATGGGTGGTGCCGTAGGTATCGGTGCTGGACGAGGCCATCCGGGTATGCGTGGCCCACAGGATATGGTACGACCCGGAGGCCGTAATCCTTGGGGTCAGTTTCCCGGTGGACCCGGTGGATGGGCTGGTGGTGGACCTGAAGGTATGGCTGGCCCGATAGGTTCATTTCCTAATATGCCCCCACGATTTCAAGG